CCATAATGTGTTACCTCTAGTCGTTGTTAGAAACTACAGTAGCGCGAACGATACCGATATTCTTTGTTTCGTAGACTTTCGACCAAGAGCCTACAGTTTCAAGAACTGATCTTGTTGGGTTTACAGTTGATACTGCATATTTCAAACCAACTGGATGGTAGATGTAATGCAAATCAATTGCCATTGCCTCTTCTAAAGCAAGTATATCTCTGTCAGTTTGAGTTCTCACTGGTGCTTGCTCACCTGTTACCACTGATCCAGCAGCAAACATGAATACAGAGTACTCAGTGTTTGATCCTGTACCTGTGGTTGGAATATCATCAGAAACGATAATATTTAGACCCATGAACTGCCCAAAGTTAGGGTTCTGGAAAGCTCCTTGAAAAGTACCACCAGATGCTGTAGCACCACCACCATTAACGTCAGTTGCAAGTACGAAATCAACTGCTCTTCTTTCCATTAAATCGTAATAACACTTACTGTGCATTGCGATTGATGTAAGTTTAGAACCTTGATCGCCAAGTAAAGACTGAGCCTTTGCAACGTGTCTAGGACTTAATGCAGTTGGTGTATCACTTGATTCAGAATCAATAGTTAGACCAAATAAAGCAGAGTTACTGTCATTTGCATTAATAGATCCAAATGCACCAGTCAAACAAGAATATAAATCCTTCTGTTTCTGGTTATTGATATATGCTGCGGTTTTCTGAGCAATAGCAGCCATAGGATCAGTTGAACTACCGATAGCCAAGCTTGCTAAATCTCTTGAACTAAACGCCTTGCCTCTATGTAATACAGCAGCTATTTGCTGATCTGCTGTAATTTTTGATGGTGTTAAAGATGAAGAATCTGTTAGAACTTCAAAATCACCACTTAAATTTGCCTTATAAAAAGGGATTCTGACGAAATCTCCACCCCTTTCTGCGGATAGATTTAATTCTGCTAGAGGTTGCACCACACCACTTTGAAGAAAGCTATCTGTTTGAGTAGTAGCTTCGATCAAATAGGGGGTAAACACCTCTGGAATAATTAAATCACTACGTACTGTAGCCATGTTAATTAATTAGATATGTTCACTTTCGGGTGCAAACCCTAACTAGCGCACACTAGATAGTCCTATATTAACCGCTAACTGCGTTTTTGAGCATATTATATTTATTTATATCTGTTTTATATAGTCTGCTTTGCTCAGTGAGGTTAAATGATTCTTTTGCAAAAGGATTTTTTTCACCAGCAGCAGTGACAAATTCTGTTTGAACTTTTGTAGTTGTAGCTCCTCCTCCCTGCGGTCTTGGATTTTTTTGCGCCCATTGTGGCATATTTGCCATTGCCCATTCTTTGACATTAGTTCTGTTATATCCATCAACTACAACAACTGTGCCATCAGCCTCTCTTGATAATTGATCCTTGCTAATGCGAGATAGTGCATATTGGGGGTCATGCACAACATCAGCAAGGGCTGTGACTGCTGGTGCTTCAACTTCTAGCTGTCTTTGTCTCGCCCTTAATTCTGCTATTTCTTTGTTTTTTGCCTCTTCTGCCTCCCTATATTGTTGAGCCTGTTTTGCAATCGCCTCTTCATATCTGCCCTTTGCCTCCAACTCTTCTTGTTCCTTTTGCTGCTTAAAGGCAATCAAAGCATTTACATCAACATCTGGCGGCAATGCCTTTGCTTTTTCTTGGGCTTTTGCATATTGATCCATAAGTGCCTTATTGTTTGCCTCCAACTTTCTGACACTTTCTCTTAGTGCTTCAACTTCTTGAGGTGATGGATTTGGCTTAATTGGTTCTTCTGCCATAGATAAAAATTAACAATTATTTACAATGTTAGCTCCACTTGCTTCTGTCTGCCCAAAAAGCTGCTGACATTTTGCCTTTTGCAATATTTTTAGCGTGTCTAGCCTTAAAACTCTTGCGTTTTGCCTTATCTGCATCAGATTCTCCCTTTCTTGGTGGTTTATTCTTCGCTCCTTGCATGCCGAACCTAATTAATTTGACCTTATCACCTTCTTTTGCCAAGACAATATGAGATTTTGTTGGATGTGATGGGGTTCTCTTTGGTTTATTAGTCGCAGTTAATCCATATTTTTTTAATTTACGTCTTGTTTTTTCTTTTTTTGTTAAAGTCATTTGCCTTTTTTACTCATTGCCATTTTATGAGCTTGTGTAAAACTCATGCCTTCTCGCATCTTACGCTTCATAAAATCCATGTGCGCTTTAGTGTGGCCATGTGTCCTTTGATGCTTGGCTAAAGTATTCTTTTGTCTTGTAGTTAGTTTCATTTTATTTTTTCTTCATAATATCAGCATCTGCTTTTCTAGCTCCACCTTTTCCAGTGATAAAACTATTTACTCTGCCCATAGCCCATGCACTCATAGAAACATTTCTTGAGCCTCCAGACAAGTATGCCCCCTGACCTCTTCTGTAAACAGATTTTAGCTGAGTTAAGGTAAATCTTGAATTTTTTGCTTTTTTTCTAAGTGTTTCCACTACTGTGGCACTTAAAGGTTTAGCGGCTGGAGCTTTTTTTGCGCCTTTTTTTCTTGGAGCCATCTTGATTAGTTCGTGATTTTGATACAGCTTTAATGTCTATAAACTCTCCTCTCTTATAAGCTGCGGATGTTTGTTTAATCTCCGCTGCTTTTGCACTCTTGTTTTTAGCACCACTAAGATACTTCTTAGCAACACCAGTCTTTTTATCCTTTGCTACTTTTCTAAACTTTCTTTTTTTCACTTCTTTTTAACTTTTTTTACTTTTACTTTTTTTGTTTTTTTGGGTGTTCCGTACATAGTAAGAAGTGCAACTGATTTTATCTTACTTCCTTTTACGTCTTTTAGCCTTCTTTTTTTTACCCGCTGTGGATAGTGCTATAGCCTGAGCTTGCCTTAATGTGCGGCCCTCCTTCATAAGTAGCCTTATATTGGCACTGATAGACTTCTGTGACTTTCCTTTTTTGAGTGGCATCAGTCTCCAAAATATTTATTGACAAGAGCAAAATCTTTGTCAGCCTTACAATCAATATATAAACCCTCAATAATCTGCTCAAATTTTTTTCTATTTTCACCCCTTGTCTTTTCCATAGCTTGAGAAATAAGCTTAGGAACTGATCTATTTTTTGGAAACTCTTTTGAGAGTTTTAGTGCTTCAGTGGGTGTCATGTGTTTTTGATAGCCTCTTCCACTGCCTCATCTACCCATTTATACAAACGAGGGGCTTGTTCTTTCAAGCCTTCTGGATTGAAAATATATTGGGTAAAAGATTCAGCGAACTGCTCTAGGTGATTTTTTCTACTGTATTGAGTGGGAAAAGTTAAACCTTTAAGCTTCATAAATTGTCGGCCTAAAGTTGCACCCCCACTCTGATAGTGTACCTGATGACCCATTTCATGCACAAATGTTGAAAACCAGTCATATTCTGCTGGCATAGGGTGAGAGTTTGACCAAATTTCAGATAAATTATTTTTTCTAATAAAATCAAAATCTTTTGTCTTTAATAAGTTTTGATTGTTCAAGGTATTTTTTGCACTTGCCTTTATTTGCTTTGCATAAGTGGCATTTATTTTTTTTGCACCCTCTCTTAATCTTGTATGAACTATAGCTGAGTTGCCAGAGGTAAAGCCGTTTGCCATACCAGTGGAATTATGAAAGAAAGTTGATTGAACTTTTTTATCAAAAAGCTGGTCTGTGGGAATTTTTCCTTTCTTAAGTATTCTTATATTTCTATCAATTAAATCTTTTTGTGAATTGAGCCTTCGTGTCCCCAATCCGTCCCAGAAAGGCAGCCATTCTTTTGTTTCTTTTGGCACTACATCTTTCTTTCCATTTATCTCAAATCTTTTGATTACAGTTTGATTTGACTTTTCATATAGTTTTAAATTATTTCCAGACAAATATTTTTTCTTTAAATCTGCAACAGGCAGTGTTTTTTCTCCTTTCATGTTGAAATGATTTATCACGTTGCCTTTTTTCATAAATTTACGCATTTTTTTGATATTTTCTCCTGTCAAACCGCCTAAATCTTCCATGCTATCTAAGCTTTCCTCAATAAATTGTTGCGAGTTCTTTGCAAACTTGTTTTCAGCAAGCCACTTGTCAACACCATCTGTAGATAAAACTGGTGAAGTCTTGATTGTTGGTGTTGAGGTTGCTGGCTCAGGTGCTGTAACTGGTGGAGTGACAGCTTTGACCACTGGCTTGATAGCACTAGGCTTTCCATACAACCTCTCTAAATCCTCAAGACTACGCTTTGAACCATCATTACGAATTAGCTTTCTTAATGCCTTCTGCCCAGAACCTTCTCTTTTAGCTAATTTTTTGAAATAATTTACTTTTCCTTGACTACCAAGAGTCTTGATCTGTAGCTCTTTATCCTGATTTAATAACCAGTCTCCGTATTGTGTTCCCTGTGGAACTCTGCCTGTAGCTGATGGTCTGGTGTCAAACTGTGTTGCTGGCGGCTTTTCAAGGTTAGGATATTTTTTTTGTAAACCATCAAAGTCCACAACAGGGACAGTAGTAGATCGACAGTTGAAGTGTTGCGGTGGTGTTGGGCCATTATTATAATCAAACTTTTGTCCATCAAGTCGTTGACAAATAGGGCTTGTCCTAGAATCCAACGTTGCAACATATTCATATTTAGGGGCAACCTTTTTATTTGCTGCATACACAGCCTGTGATGCTTGATTTGTAACCTGATTGACAGATGTTCTAACAATAGTCTGGATCTGATGGTTAGCCAGTTTGGTTAATTCACCACCAGCGGCAGCAATTTGTTTGACATTACCTTTTTGTGAAAAGCTTAGTCTGCCAATAAGTCTCCTACTAATCTGGTCTAGTGTCTCACCAGAAAACACTCCTGACCTGACAGCTAAATCTAATTTCTGTGCTGAAGATTCCGCTATACCTCTAAATGCTTTTTGTACTGTATTGCCATTTGGAAGTGTTATCGCTGCTCCTTGTTGGGCTGTAAGTCTAAACTTTCCAGATCCAAACTCTTTAAAATTATCCTCCGTAAAAGCTTTGCTGGTAAATATATTTATTTCTGAAGGGTCAGTCATTACCACTGAGTCCGCATACTTTTCGCTGATGGCAACACTATTTATGGGAACTCCACCTGATGCTGTTACTTTTTTTAGTTCATTGACAATAAATTCACTTTGTAGCTGTGCAACTCCCTGCAATTCTTTTTTCATATCAAGTGCTGATCTAGCCCACCAAGTATCTAAACTGTCACTTGATTGTCTGATGATAGCTCTGAGTCTTTTTCTTGTTTGCGGTGCAATAATTCTCGCCCCTCCTTGCGCTAACTCTGCAACCTGTCTTTGATCTATAGACCTTAACTGCTTTGCTGCATTAAGGATTATTTCGTTATATGTACGCACATATTTTTCGGCAACAGCGTTTCCATACCTATTGATGTCAATAGTTTCTCTAAAAAATACCTCTGGTGTGGACATTTATCATTCGTCCTCTGTGTCCGCTGGCTCTTGTGCTGGGGCTGCTGGTTCTTCTCTTTCCGACAGTCCTCCGTTCTGTGTCGTTTCTATTTCATCCTCTACGTCAAAGTCATCTGGAAGTACCTCACCCGCTGATAGCTGGTTCAGCAATGTTTCCTGAGTAATGCTACCAGTAGTAAATAACTGTAAATATGCTTGTATTTCTTGTGGTTCTAACCTTGCTGTCACAAAATCTCTATTAACAAAACTACTTCCAGCGTTAGGTTCATTAAGATATTCACTATGAAACTTAAGACAGTTATCAATCAGGTCTTGCATCTGTTGGGCAACAACCATCATAGTGCTGTCATTTTGTGAACGATCAATTCTTTTAGCCTCAGCAGTTTCTCCAACAAGCTTTTGACCAAGAACAGCAGCCAGTGACAATGTATTTATCTGCTTTTCTATATCTTCTAACCTTTTAAATTGAGCATTATAGCTATCTGCTGCGGGTGAAACATACTCCATTCTGGATTCTGGCGGTAATGATAATGCTTCATTTGGGCCTGTTGTTATCTCATCACTATTAGGAAAGCCATAAACAACTAAATTTGGAACAGCACTGATATGCAGAATATTATCCAAATCTGATTGAATCTGATAATGCTTAAGATTTAACTCTGCTATGTCATACAAGGGGCTGCGTGACTCAAAAAAACCTGTTCTATTGGAATATGCTAATGCAAATGGAATCTTATCTTTTAGGCTCATTTCACCCTCCTCATACAACTTATATTCACTTTTCTTTTCGTCCCTTCTGTGAATTTCATATCTACCACGCTCCAAAACCCTAATCTGAGTAATAGTTTTTTCACCATACTTTCCATCTGGCTCTATAACATTCTCTAATAATCGCACTTGTGTGAGTTCTCTTGCCCCTTCTATAACTTCAGTCCTCCAGCCTAAAATATCTGATGGCTTATATGTCACCCAGTATGGCCTTGCCTTCTCGCCTTCCTTTGGTGCATCTACTAAAACACCACAATGCCCGAATGATATTACTGTTCTTGCTGTTTGATACAACCATACATTAAGATCATTTCCCTCTAAGTCCACATCAAAAAGCTGCTCCCTTACCAAGTCAGATACATCATCTAATCTAATTGGCTTTCTAACCAACATGCCTGCAAGCATCTTTTCTATCCTCTGCATAAAAGGAACAACAGTGCTTCTATTTAGTCTTGAATCATAGCTTTCTGTGCTTTCTCTAGGTTCTGGAAATAGATATTTTCTATGCTTGCTTTTAATCTTGTATGATCCTTCTTTTAAATCTTCTATCAAAGGCCAAAACACAGCCATGCGTTGATATGCCGCATTTGGTGATTCTACGGTATTAGGCTTTAT